GCAATCCGAAAAAGACGAGTTTAAAAATTATGTCAATGAAATGACTTCTCTTACAGAAATTGAAAATGAAGGAAGTAAGGAAAATGTTATACCACTATTTCATCAATTGCAAAATGATAGCGATTTATTAGTAGAGGTACTACGCATGATGCATCTGAAACAAAATGGATACTTTACAGACCACAAGATGAGCGCTCGCAAAGACGCTTACAATCTTTTAGGTTTGTCTCCACAAGTTACGCAGAAAAACAGCAAGGGTAGTAGACAAGGAACTTACAAGGGTTTAAATATTGCAAATACTTCTAATAAAGAGTTTTGGGATTAATTTTACTTAAATTTTAAATTTTATACAAAATGTTTAGTGGAAATCAAAATACTCCAGACCCGGCAGCGATTCCAAATAGAATTACACCCGGTGTTCCTGATGAGTTATTAAACCAGCCAATGAATGAGTACAATGATTTGAGAAATGTACTTATGTTTAAACCTCACATTCTTGAAGCAGTAGGTAAGCACTTTACTGAAGGAACAGGTCTAGTGTCTGAATTACTTTACCATACAAAATCAGGCAATTCAAAAGTTGTAGATGAAAAAGGTAAAATAAAAGGTACTGGATATGACCGTATTGCTAAGAATATTGAGATTATTAATAACCACGAATTTGCATGGAGAGTTGCTGCTCCTTCAAATTGGGTATACAAAATTGCAGAAACAGTACCGGGCGATGCACAAGGTCGTGTAGGTATTGGTGGTGCTGAATTTTACCTTACTTTAAACAAGCAATTAGGTGAGCAAGATGATGTAATCATGTTAGCTGATGGTAACACACAGTTAATTATTACTGCTCCACCACAAATGCTTGTAGGTGGTAATATGAAAGTACGTGTACGTTTACTTCTTAAAAAAGGTGCATCAGCAGCATTTGTACCTGCATACTTGCTAGAATCAGGTAAAGAAGCTAAGTGCATGTATAACATGAAGCCAGAGGCATCAGAACACGGTAGCAAAATCCGTATTCCATTCGGTGATTGGTGTAAAAACTACATGACTACACAAAGATGGGAATGGAACCTAACTGGATTAGCTGCTCACACGCAAATCGATCCTAGTGCAAAAATGCAGTTAACTTATTTTAACGGTGCTAAGAACCAATTAGAAAAATATTGGATTCCTGTACTTGATTATGAGATGATGAAGCAATCTTATTATCACATTGATAATCAATTATTTTGGGGTAAGAAAAATATTAACCCTGATGGCTCTTTCCGTAAAGATGCTAAAGGTCGTACTTATTTCTCTGGTGATGGTATCTACCACCAAATGAATAGAAGACTGAAACGTCAGTACAATAACCTTACTAGCTTTAGAATTGTAGATGATATGCTAAGATCATTAAGATATGATGCAGTATCTACTACTGGAATGAAGCCTGTTTATATGGTATTTGCAGGTGTTGAATTTAGAACACAATTTGATAGATTAATTAGAAATGAATTTAAACTATCTCCTGAAGTTCTTTATTTTGACGGAACTGGTGGATATCAGAAGGAATCAGGTGTTGCATCACTACATGGTAGCGTTAGAGGTATTAAATCTAACTTTAACTACTACGAAACACCACAAGGTGTATTTGTTGTATCACAATGCAACTACTTTGATTCTCGTTCTTTACCTACTCAATATGATGTTAATGGATTACCTGAACAGTCTTATAGAGCTATTCTTGTAAACATTACACCAACAATTGGTGGTCAAGACATGATGTCAATGGTTTCTCTTGCGGGTAGACAAAATGTTATTGGTAGAGTTAATGGTATGTCACAACCGGGTCCATCAGGTGTGTTGTCAACAACAGCAGACGTTGAAGGTAAGCATATGCTACATATGTGTGGTGTAGGTGTACACAACCCTAATAGCATCGGAGAGTTTAGAAAATCTCGTAGAAGAAGCTAGAATTTTTATTTTAACAAAAAAAGCAAAGAATAATGTTTAATCAAAGAAGATTATATCCAGACGATTTGTATGATGACTTATATGATGCAGGTCTAATTGGTGATGGAAAAGTTATAGTTTTAGCAAAAATTCAAAATGCAGTTGTTGAGCGTAGAGAATCAGGAAGTAACACTTGGAAAGAAGTTACTATGCCTGTTTTCGATCAAACACATACTGCACAAGTTTTTGTACCAGTAATAGACCAAAATACAGGTCTTGTTATGGGCGATTGGAGAAGAGGTTTGACTTCTGAACAGATTAAAAGAATTAATGAAGAAGCAAATGTTCCTATCTATTCTGCCGATGACGATAGTCCT